TCCTTGAGCATATTAGCTATTTCAAGCTTGCGCACTTTTGCCGCCCAAGTGCGAATACTCTCCAAATTAATCGTAGTATTGAATATGGCCTTAGCGTGTTCTCGCTCAGTCCTATTCTCAAACACCCAGCCGCTGCCCACTTCATTACAACCGGACACAACCGAGGCTTCGTCTAATGACTCCAACCCCTTTTCTTCAATCAGATGCCTAAAGCACTTAAACAACGCTTGGTTAGAAGCATCAGAGAAAGTCTTCTCATTAACAATGTCGGCAGCTTCCAAGTAGCCATCTTGCCCATAACGGAAGATGCCTGCCAATACATTGCGTTCTGCTAGTAAATCTGAGAGTTTACTCATTTAATTCCTTTAGTTTTTCACTTCGGTCTAAACGCAACTCGCCACTTTGATTTTTCTGCGTGGCTTTTTTTCTAGTTCTCTTTACTGGGTTGGCGACTCCAAGGCTGGGGTTCTCGCTGACCTTCTCGTTAGCAGCGATAGATCCGTCATCCTTCCATTCCATCTTCCTGTTTTTAGGAAGTTGCATAGGCTCTTTGCGAGCAGCCTGCCCACCGCCGTCAGTTTGGAATTGAGGGCGATCTCCATCATACACTTTTGATATGTATGAAGACTCGTCTTGGCGTACACTCTCAGAAAATCCTTCTTCCTTCTCCTCTTCAACCACCTCTTGTGGCTCAAGGCTCTCATCAACTAACAGATAATCTCCTGTTAGCATCTGATGGGCTTCGGAGACATAACTCCAGTCATCGTTTTCAAAGCCTTTTCTAAGCAATTCTGGTATGCTAGACATTACCTAACTCCTTTGTTCTTTTATATTCTGATAACATATCTGCGACAAACTTTATTTTGGCTGGCACATAAGATAATGTATCTACTATCTGCTGCGCCCTAATAGCCAACTCGTATAGTTTAGAAGTGTACTCATTGTCCTTAATAGCGAGCAGCTTCCTGCTCTCAAATGGGGTATACTTGCTTCCATACTGGTCTATATGTTGAGTGACCATCATGTTTATATTAGTTTTAGCCCAATTGATTCTTTGGTTGTGCTTATTAATTTCTTGTTGTATGTACAGCGCCTGTTGAGCAATAGCAAAGGAAGCCTCGGCACATGCCTCTGGGCTCATCTTTCTTATTTGCTCGACGCTCATATTCAAATACTTGCCTATATCCGTATTATGGATTGATGGCACAAGGCCAAGAGACCGCTGATACTCAAGCAGCAGGGCCTCGACCTCCATGATTCTTTCGTCAACTCGATTTGATTCTATGTTTCCACTCATCATCATTCTCTGTATAAGGTAACTCTATATATTTTATATTGTTTATCTCGCACCATTCTATCTTTCGGTTATCGTTCGCCTTGGACTTTAGGAATTTTAGCTTTGTTCCGTGAAAATGCTTAACAAATTCATAATGCTGCCTACCATGACACTCGATTACAATCATTCTTTCCGGCAGAAAAAAGTCTGCCGTAAGCTGTTTACTTCCCGGCAATGGCACTTCTTCTAAAACTCTGTCCATAGGGTACAGGCTTCTCAGGAGATTTCTCGCCCTGATATGTAAAGCCGATCTCTTTCTAGAGTCGTTGTCGTCAGGCATGTATCCAGTCGGAGGAAAGGGGTAATGCCTACCGTTTAGTCCAGTAACCCTCATCTACGCACCAAACATCTGCTTGATCTCTTTGTCTAGTATAGCAAACCATTCCGGATTGTCAAGTAGTAAATTGCGAAGTTTTTCCTGCCCCTGCACTTTACAGGTCTTTTCAGCTTCTTTATCCCATTCTTCGACGCCAAGGACATCAAGATGGTCTTGCATAAAAGAACAAGTCATCCAAGAACCAGCCTTAGTTATAAATCCAGTATCTATACCAAGCCTTATGATTTCTGTTATCTCGTCGATACCTTGCCCGTACCTAATATGCGAATCTATCTTTTGTCCGGGGGCTACTATCGCAGTGGAGTGAGTCAGCCAAGTTACGATCTGTCCAATCGGGGCGTCATCATCGCTACCAACATGCCAAGGCTGAACCCTCTTAGCCTCTAGCTTTACATCTACAGCATAAGCGATCTTTCTGCCTCCACTCTCTACCTTAGCCTTACCATAACCACTGATATTAGAGATCTGATGAGTAATAGCAAGGACTATATTCTTGTTTACAGGAAGCACATTAGAAACTCTCTTGCAGAAGTTAGCTACAAGCTTGGCTCCCGGCGCTCTGTGTTGCTCATGCACTTCTCCTGTTATTTCTTTCTCTGTAATTAACTGAGATACAGAATCAATAATTACAATACATCCGGGGTCATTCTTTATAAAGTTTTCCCCAATGGTTAAATATTCTTCTGCGCTGAGAATCCTTCCTCTCCCAGCGCTCTCATCGAAGTAAGACCTTACAATATTGACTCTATCAAGATCAAGACCCTTAATTCCCTCTAGGTCTCTAGGTTTCAATCTACCTTCTATGTTAAGGTAGTACACATTCCTGTCGGACACCTGCTGAGCTTTGGCCGCAAAATGCAAGGCGCTCGTGGTCTTACCGCACTTAGGCTCTCCCGTCAAAGTAACCCAGCTTCCCTCTGGCACACCTCCTCCTAAAATAATATCCAAAGCTGGAGACCAAGGTATGACATCTTTTTTATCTTCTAATACCATGCTGCCGGAAAGAACAACACCTGTGCCATATTTTTTGATGATTTCATCAACACTGCTCATTTATCTAAGTCCTCAAGTTTTGATAATATTGATCGTTTTCCTACGGGCTTCCTCGGCCTCTTTGTGGTATCTGCCTTCGGAGTAACTTCTATTTTTGTGTCCTGATAGTTTATCTTTTTCTGATACTCTTCTATGATCGGAACCAGCATAAACTTAGCCCCCAGAGATCTTATTTTGTTTTTGACACGCCTGTCTTTTAAGGCTGAAAGAATTGCCTTTATATCATAGTCTTTAAGAAGCTCGTTAGCAAGCGTAACTTGTCTACGAAAGAATTTTGCCCACTTCTTCTCTTCCCAGAATTTGTCAGCCAGATCTTTACCGGACTGTCTGGCCACTAGGAAGCACAGGGCCTCCGTGAGGTACTGCGCTGGAGTGACAAAGCTATCGCTATAGATAGACTTAAACGTGCTCTTGTTTGTTCTTTTCTTGCCCATTAGCGTATTATAACACAGAGGGCGGCCTATTCTTAAGAAAGTTTTTCCCACTCAGAGGAGCGGCCAGACTCGGGCCCTACATTATACATGCGTCTGTAGTCGTCATCGTTGATGGTTTTTTCTGCGATGATTATATAGCCATGCCCTTCGGGTGATTCATATGTGTCAATTCTTATACGGCTCAACATCTCTGATGGCATTACATCACCCGCTATGTCTTGCCAAGAACTGTCTTGGTCTGTTGGTCTATCTCCAAGACGATCTGGAGCCTCAGAATTTTCATCGACTGGGGCTGTGCTATGAGTGAAAAGCCCCTGCCAATATCTACCATTGTTTTCAAAGTACTGGTTTTGCAGGTTGGCGATAACGGGCTTGTAGTTCTCTATTCCCACATCAATCTGCCCTAATATTTCTTCTACATTAGCCATCTATAGACCCCTTAATCATTAATGATTCGTATTTTGCAACGTCTTCCGTCTTGACAACAGAGGACTCATCTTCTACTATTTCAGGAACTTTATACCAAGTTCTTACCAATTCGCCTTGCTTAAGCAGACTAACTATAAAAAAGTGCTCTTCTGGATACCCCACCATACAGCCAACAGACTTGATGAAGTGGTATGCCTCAGCCTTTGGCACGTCTACTTTGTGATCTCTGAAACGTATACTGAGGTTATCTATATATACACCTTTTGAATCGCAATGATCCTTAAGCCTTATCCAAGCGCTTGGGTGGAAGTCTCCCTCTCTATCATCGTCTTGGAAGACGGTGTTCCCGTCAGATAACGTGGCTATCCAGATAGTCTTCTCGTCTAGGAACGAATCCTCTTGTGTACAGATCATTTTATTTTATAGATCCTGTCCTTATTTAACTCTTCTCGTAGCTCTTTATCAGACTTCTGAGCTTCATCTGAGATTTCAGCCGCAGTCTGTGTCATTATAGCCACACCTTTTTCAGGGTCTCTAGCCATAGTGCTACCGGCGGTAGGCGTCTCTGGATCTTTTTTCCCTAAAGAGTCTCTGTATTTTTGTACATCTTCGTTAGTCACTGCCGCTCTCATATCGTCAGCAATTGCTTGGCTTGAAAGGTCTTTATTGTTCTCAATAAAAAACTTCTCAACCTTTGTCAGTCTAGTAGCCATTTATAGCCTCTCTTTCTGCATTGTGTAGCCACGCTTTGTTTCTTGTCTTAAGAAAATCTAAATAATAAAAAAAGGACTTGCGGTTAACCTTACGAAAGTACCACGTTGACTTGTCTCCATACAGTTTTTTACTCTCTGTTCTTTCTGTGTAAAGTCCCCAAGGGTCATACATAAACCCTTTATCTCCATATTTTACATAGTATCTCTCATTAGTCCCACCATCAGACTTCTCGTACTTGACCTTCTTTGCATAACACTTAGGGTCTTCTGTGTCGATCTCTTTAGAGCCGGGAGAGGAGTAGTCAGGACTTCCGGAAGTATAGCCAACAGCAGATAGGACATCTTCCTCTGGACGCTCTACGGGCTTATCTTCATTGATTTTGAAAATGTAGTCTTCACTCATTATCGTTTCCTCGTTTTGATTAGGTACGCATCAGTGATCCTGTCTAGATCTCTTGAATTAACTTCTTCGGACACATATTGGTCTAGCAGGCAGTCATCTGTAATTCCTAAATGGAAGCCTCCTTCCACTTCTACTGCAAATGAATAGTCTCCACAATATGGGCACTCAGCCCTAATCTTGAATCTCACATCTAGTTCTTTCTTAGTGATCCAAATTTCGACGAGATCTTTATCACATGCAGAGCACTTAAGGAAATGCTTACCTCCGTCAAGCATCTCTCCTTCAGTTCTTATTTTTTCTGCGTATTTTCTTTGCTGTTTGTCCATGACTTCTTTAGCCCTTCTATTCTATTAATCATCTGTTCTCCACACTCCTTCTCGGTCGATCCAATGTTCGTTAGCACGACCTGTTCGACATGCTTTGGCACTGGGCTGATTGAACCATCCTGAAGTTGCTCATAAACAATCCCAGTTATAGTAACGATGGCTTGGTGGGGTATTTTTCTTTCGCTAAATTCCGGCACTAGTCGCCTCTCTCTATATACTTCTTCTTCTGTGTCTCTGACATGCTATTAATCTTTTTAATCCTATCCATAGAAGACTTCTCTGGAGATTTACGCCTATCAACAGACATGCCATCCTTCAACTTGATTGTGTTTTCCTTTTTTGTCCTGTACTTCTCAGTCATTTCTCCTACCTTGGAGCCCAGCTTCTTGGCATTTCTCTCAGCCAGTTGCCCCAAAGTTGAGGCTTCGGAAGCAGATGCCCTAACGGAGATGTCAGGAGCGTAGAATATTTGAGACACTTTGGTATTACCGTGACAACAAGCAGTCTCCAAGTCTAACTCAGATATCTTTGTTGGCAGGTCTTCCCCAAAGCGTCTAAAAATTTCGTGGACTTTTCCACATTTACTACATTCAAAATCGTGAGTAGGCATAGAATATTATACTACCTTAAAAGTCATCTTCTATATTTCCAACAGAATATTCTGTAACCCTTGTTTCAAAGAAGTTTTTACACTTCTCTAGGTCGATTATTTCGCTCATCCAAGGAAACGGATTCTTAGCGTCTTCATAGGGACTAGGTAAGTTTAAGCTATCTAGTCTTCTGTCGGCAATAAACTGCACATAGTCGATAAACATATCAGAGTTTAAGCCCAGTATTCCGCTAGGCAAAACATCTCTAGCGTAGGCAAGCTCTAACTCCATAGCAGCATCTATGTGGGCGAGAGTCTCTTGTTCAAAAGATTTAGTCCATACTTTAGGGTTGTCTTCTCTAATTCTATTGATCAACTTGACCCCAAATTTAATATGCAGGCTTTCGTCACGCAACGTATACTGGATCTGTTCACCAATACCCGGAAGCTTGTTCTGACGGTTAAACGACAGCAACATTGCAAAGCCAGAGAAGAAGAAAATTCCTTCGCAGATGATATAGTATGTAATAATATTACGAAGGAACTCCCTCTTCCCTTCAAGGGTATTAATGTTGAAATCTGGCCTGTTAATATCTGTAGTGATATTCATAAGAAATTCATCTTTAGCTTTTATGCTCTCTATTGAGTTATATGCTTGATATACCTCATCAATCTTGAGATTAAGGGAGTCGCAGCAATAAACAACTGTAAGGTTATGTAGACTCTCCTCGTAGGCTTGGCGTAAGATGTACTGACGACACTCAGGGTCGGTCACAAATTTAAATACCGACAGCAGAAGGTTGTTAGCTACTAGCGACTCGCTTCCGGCGAAGAATCCGAGACACCTCTTGACTACAAGCTTTTCGCCCTCAGACAAAAGACCGCCTTTCCACTGTTCAATATCCTTAGCCATAGAAACTTCTGTAGGCATCCAATTATTTGCCGCCCCATCAATGAACAGATCCCAAGCCCACTTATTGACATGGGGTAAAATCTGGTTTACTACGGCAACCTTATCCGAAATGATTTCCTTACTTTTCTTCATCTTTATTCAGTCTTTCAATTATTTGATATAGCAAATCTTTTATTTTTTCAGCTTCTTCTGAGCTTAATTCTACCCGATACTTCAACGGAGATGTATCCGACTGTTTGAACTCATAGAACCTCATTGGCAGCTCTCGCAGTCTGGATCATCTATGGAGCAAGCTTGAGGCAGAACATCTGACTCAATGTCGGGCTCCTCCTTAACAGCTTCTACTGTAGACTTCTCGACTCTAGTAGCAGCTTTACTTCTTAAATAATATGTAGTCTTTAGCCCTGATTCCCAAGCTTTCATATACATGTCATTTAAATACTTAAGGCTCGTGCCTTTATTGTACAGGTTAAGGGACTGGCCCATGTCTATCCACTTTTGTCTCTCAGCGGCGCACCCGATGAGCGTGTCAAACCCCACATCAAATGCAGTCATAAACTCCGCTTGGATGTCATCATCTAGGTCAATAGCCATAACATCTCCATCTGCGGCTTTAAGGGCATTTACTAGCTCCTGACACCATATCTCCTTCTTCTTTGCTAGCTCAACAAAATACTCATTGACCATCGTGAACTCTCCGCTAAGCGTAGAATACACATAGAGCATCGAATAGTCTGGCTCGATTGATTGAGCGCAACCCTGTATATATGATATCGTTGCTGTAGGGGCTATTGCCATAACATTTGAATTTCTCATCCCATGTTCGGCTATGTGATCCCTTACCCTGTCCCACTCTAAAGTTTCAAACTTCTTAGGTTTATATGTCTCTACTGAATATCTTTCATTCATTAAAGAACAATAAGTATCAATAGGAAGATTCCCCTTCGACCACTCAGAACCATCATACGACTCATACGCGCCTTTCTCTTTTGCAATTTTAGAGGAGGCCAGTATTGCCCAAAATGAAACAAACTCTTGAATCTGACCACACAGACCAACTGCCTCTTCCGAGTTATAGGGAATATTCAGTTTATGTAAGACATCATGAGTACCCATGATTCCAAGCCCCACAGGTCTATTCCTCAAGTTAGACTTGGCTGCTTCTTTAGTTGGGTAAAAATTAATGTCTATTACATTATCCAACCCTCGGACTGCTGTTTCCACAGTTTCTTGAAGTTTTTTCCAATCTACCGTCCTTACTTTTACATGGTTTGATAGGTTTATACTGGCTAGGTTACATACAGCGGTTTCTCCAATCTGCTTAACTTCACCATTTTCATATAAGGTCGGCTTAGTATGCAGTAAGATTTCTGTGCACAGATTAGACGAGTGTACAGTACCCTCATGTTTGTTACTGTACCTTATGTTTGAGGGGTCTTTGAAGGTAATCCAAGGATGCCCAGTCTCGTGCAGAGAGCGCAGCATCTTCTTCCAGAGAGTCTTCGCACTGATCTTCCTGAAAGACTTTATCTCTCCATTCTCTGCCATCTTCTTACGCTTCTTATAGGCAGATGAAAACTTCTTACCAAAAAATTCGTGTAGCTCTGGACACTCGGCTGGATCGAACAAATACCAATCTAAATCCTTTGAGGCAGCATGCATAAATTCATCACACACCCATAAGGCGGTGTTCATATCATGACACCTTCTTCTGTCATCCCCAGTATTTTTTCGGAGATCTAAGAAATCCTCAACGTCCAAGTGCCATACCTCAAGGTACGCACAACCAGCACCCTTGCGTTTGCCGCCCTGATTAACACCCACAAGAGTGTCGTTAAAAATCTTCAGCCAAGGGATCAGCCCGGATGATTGTCCGTTTGTTCCCTGAATATAAGAGCCTGAAGAACGAACAGGTGTCCAGTCCACACCAAGACCGCCAGCATATTTTGACAGCCTTGCCTGTCCATGAATAGTCCCAAAAATTCCATCAATAGAATCTTCAACTGTACTCAGGTAACAGGAAGAAAGCTGAGAGCGACAAGTACCACTATTAAATAAAGTGGGCGTAGAAGGGCAATAGCGAAACTGGGAGATCATATTGTAGACCTCCAGCGCCCTCTCTTCCTTATTTTCTTCATTCAAACACAGACCCATAGCAACCCTCATCCAGAAAGACTGTGGGGTCTCCATTCTAACTCCATCTATATGTATGAAGTATCTGTCATATAAAGTCTGTATTCCTAAATATTTGAACCTTTTGTCATTTTCTAGGTCAATAGAATTTGAGAGTAATTTAAGATCGTACTCTAATAATCTCTCACTAAGCCTACCGGCTTTGATTAGTTTTTTGATGTTTTGTACAAAAGACTTTCTGTATTGAAAATCGAAGGTATCGCTGTCTACGGTTTCACCAAAGACTTCTTTGTAAAGATTGTTCAGGAGCATCCTAGCCGCTACCTGAGAGTAGTTGGGCTCCTTCTCTATTTTTGAGCGAGCGGACATAATAAGAGCTTTGTCTATCTCTACAGTTGTAATCTTGTTGTACAACTGGAGGCTCGCGTCTAATACTACTTCACTGACTGATACATCTTCTAATCCTACACACGCTCTTTCAACACATTTATTAATCTTATCTAAGTTTACATCTTGTAGTCTTCCATTGCGCTTCTTAACTTTGATAGAGTCCACTTACTAAAAATCCTTCTTACGTCTGTTGTCCAACTTTGTGATTATAAAAAAAGCCCGCAGCTTTACAGCGAATAAAACTGCGGGCGATATGGCTTGCTAGCGACCTTATTCGGTCGTTCGCAATGAATCGCCAACAATCCAACTAACGCCGATTGCAGCAATAGCATTAGCTGTGTCTTCTGGGATGCTGAGTGCTTCGTTCATGGCTACAACCACGACACTAGCTACCGCAGTCCAGAAGCGGCGAGATTTAAGTAAGCTCTTTAGCTTATCCATAATGGATTTTCTCCTTGAAAGTATTGGTGTAAAAAGGCTTCCTTGCCCAACTTGCTTTCCTTAATTAACTTATTATATCACCTACACGAAGGTTGTACTTATTTTTTACCGCCTTCATGCTTTTTTCTTCTCTTATCTCTCTCTGCTCTCAACCTCTTTTTTGTTCTTGTATCCTTTTGCCGCCCTCTGAGAGTCTTGCCCACGTTAGTAACCTCCTATTCTCTTATCTTATCTAACTCTGCTCTTAAACGAGCAATCTCCACGTTAAGGCTATTGATTGCCTTGTTATTATCTTCCAGTGTTCTACTTAAGTTTTCCATTCCGCTGAGAATTAATTGTCTGTCAGCCACATATGGCGACTGAGTTTTAATCATCTCACTGACTTCCGCCCTAGAAACATAATCTCTTGCCTCGACTAACCAGAACCCTATCATTAAGGTCAGGCAACTTACAGCCGCAACTGCTATACTTCTCCAAGCGTCTTTCATCTCTTATCTCTCCAAAAAGGGAAAAAGAAGTGACGGGGCGAACCCCGTCTCTCCAGTTTGAAAACTAAGGGTTTACCCAACAGCAGACTTGTAAGGATAATCCTTCATGTTTGCAGTAGAAACTTTTCCGGTTTCTAGGTAAACAAGCTCAGCAGGAATTCCGCTTGAGTTCCAAGGCGTTACTCTAGCTGCGTCATCAGACGTAGCAGAAAATGCCCCAGTGTTGTCGGCGTAGTTTCCATCGGAAGCTACATTAGCTCCCTCAAGAGTCCCCGACCAGTTTGTGCGCTGACCAGAAACTCCAGTCGGACGCCAGTAACCAGCTCGATGTGCCGTGACTAGCTTAGCCCCAATTTGGTTAGAACGGACATGAATACTACGTCGTGGATGATTACTTCCACCAGATTGCAGAACATCGTCTGCGGAACCATTGATAGTAGTAGCCATTCTACGAACCATGTACTCTCCAGCGGCTTGGTAAGCCCAAGTCCCTGCTTTGGCGAGCACGCCATGTACATTTTCAGTAGGCCCGTTTCCAGAGAGATCTCTTTTGAGACCCATTCCGAGACGATTGGTAATAGCAGCAGATGCAGATGCACTGCCACCGTCGATAAAAGTACCGCCTTGAACCTGTGTAGGATTGGCGGTTGTTCCGTCGCTTGCAGCGACTTTATGTGTATTTACAGCCATGATAAAAACCTTTCATGATTATTGCTGTAGTTTTTCCTTTTATTCCTAACAATTATAGATCCAGTCCTATATAATATATACCCCAAACTACTCCGCTGTCGAGTAGAAAACCTTCCCACCAATCAAATATTCGATTGTTTGAAAAAATTGTACCTTTTCATCTAATTCATCTTTAGACTCAACTTGCTCTACCGATAACTGACCATTTGGGAAAACATAAAAAGACCAGTATTTACAGTCAGAATCCCCAAGATCTTGCTTTGTTTTTTCAATCATTTCTTGTGTCGGCGTATCAAATATTATATCCGAAATGTAGTCTTCTTGGATCGCCTTTGACTTACTATCAAGCGCTATAATTTTATTTTGTATTAACTGTTTAACTTGCGTATTATTGAATAAGCCTGACTTAGTGAACCCTACCTTGACCCTATATCTAGTCAAAACAGTTATACTCTCTACTCCCGGAGTTTTTTCTATTAGATTATTTATCTCCTCTGTCACATCAAAATTTGTATGCATAACCCAAAAGTCAAACGAATTTATGAAGCGGTTTTGTTCATTTATTGCTGATACAAGACCAAAAGGTGGTGGCTGTTGGATTATAGGAAAGATTTGATGCTGCGCCTCTTCTTCTTCAGGGAACATATTCGGCATCTCCTCCATAAGATCATCTATCTCATTCTTCATAGATTCTATCTCTTCGTCTAGTGGATTGAACCACTTTTCCCAAGCAAATTTCTTTTTCATAGATTCTTCCTCGGAAAAAGGCTGGATGGGGGAACACAAGGATCACTAGAAGAGGGGCTGTAAGAGTTGCTCTCTTCATATTGGTGCCATCTTTGGATAATCCTAGCACCAAGTTCATACTGCCCCGCTTCAGAGCAGTTTTGAAGGACAGCAGAGGCATTTTGCTCTGTTAGGTTTCCGCTATGTATATAGAACAGCATTTGTGCCATAAAGTCAATGGTTTCATTGACAGACAGTCCTTTTGGGAAGCAGGTCTCTATCAGGAATTCGGGGTCTCCCTCCGAACCATTGAAAGAAAATTTCACATATCCAGAATCTTTTTCTTCTTCTTTATTTAAATCAAACACTTATAGACCTTAGATGTATTCTTAGTTCCTGTTCGTTAATTTTAGCATGCACATGTCTCAAGTCTTCCAAAGAAACCCATTTTGGTTCTTTGTGCATTTTGACTGTAGAGGGAACTCTTACTCTATAGGCAAGGATTACCGTATCCTCCTCCTCTTTATCAAAAAATCCTACTTGTTGTATATCAAGCCAATCAACCTCGACATCAATATATTCAGCAGCCAGCCTCAAGGCCGTCAAAGCGGAACCTTCGTTCTTCTTGATCGTTGACATAACAGACTCAAGCCTGTCTCCCTGCTCTAAAAAGCCGAGAGACATCTGACTTGGGTCTACTGGGTCAAGTTTAATTAAAGAAAGAAGAGTTCTAATCTTCATTATAAAATTCCCGAAGTTTAGCAACGCCCTTTTGGATACTTGTATAGACTAGCTTTCTATTTATATCCATTCGCTCAGCGATTTCTGTTGCCGTCATTTCCTGTAAAAACTTCATTGAAATGCAATCTCTCTCTAGCTTAGAGAGGGCAGGTGAAGACAGAAGCCTATTAACTTCTTGCATATTCTCTTCTCGCTCTATCTCATTTAGAGGCAATGGTCTCTCATCTTCAACAACTTGATACATCTCCCTAGCCGCACCTTCTTCTCTCAGCTCTTTGTTCAGAGAAAGGATTTCATAGTCTGTTGTTTTTCTAATTCTGGCAACCCAGTTCTGTATCGCCCAAATAGCACACTGGTTATGGTAGCTACGCAGGGTTCGTCCTTTAGTCTCATCGTATCGGCAAGTCGCCATCATCAGGTGTTCTGCTACGAAGGAGATGGCGTCCTCGCTTTTAAGCATCTGTGAAGCTAGGTCTGAGCTAGCAAAATGCCCAATACACCTCTTTGCGATGTCTGTATATTCTTGCAGCGACATCATCTCATTGCCACTTCCAAATAAATTGCTTTTCTCTAACTTAGTTTTATCTATATCTTTAATTACAATTTTCATCTTTAGATTCCTTAAAAATCTTTGTCCAATAACTTAGTTTTGCTTTATCCAAATTATCCTTTTTCAAAAGTATCTCCTCATACTTTTCCTCAAGCATCTCTAAAGTTACACTAAATAGATCGTCTACTATTAGCATCGGAAGATCGGAAAATTGCTCAGTGACTCGGCTTCTTTTTACAATCGGAATAGATCCGAGATATAGGGTTTCCCAAGTTCTAAAACAGTCAATACCGTTACCATCCGGACACATCACATAGCGATGTTCTGAAATGTCTCTAAAATACTCCTCTATTGGTTTTGCGTCAATGACGAATGTTATCCAGTCTTGCGACATAGACTTAGAGCCAAGTTGACTCTTCAAATAAAATCTCTCCAAGGTGTATGTTTGAAAGTTTGCATATAGCCAGTTCTTCTTATCTAGCTGTGGTGTTTGAATTAGCTTGTCGGCTGCCTCATCATCAAGAATGCCGAAAGGTATACATATCAAGTGGCCCGGTTCCTCTGTCATGCAGTTTGTCATATACCATTTTTTTACATTGCTAGGAATATTTGGTATTGTAGACCAAGTGTAGCTATCACATTTGATCGAATAATTATCAGTGATCTCGCACTTAGTTACATCACATCGAGTTGGAATCTCAAGAGATCTATAGCCTAAGTCAGTCAAATTCATAAGGCCGTCCATATAAGGCAAAGACTTCACCCATTTCTCCATATCGGCAGAAACAGGGAATTCTCGTTGGTACGCAAGGCCTAAATCGCTCCGTTGGCTTACAATAATATACTCGTTATCAGTGTCTCCACAAGTCCTCATGAACTCATAGAAGTGCTCGATTGGTATATTTATTATACCAGAAGGGAGTGGCTCTGTCAACCCCGCAGACCAAGAGTAATCGCAAGATTTCGCATAATCTTTAGATATTATCATCTCTTCTCTAGGTACTGTGGCCATTAGTAAATGCCTCCCGTTAATAAGTTTGCTGTGTTTTCCCAGCTAAATTCTTTGGCCGTGTCTATGCCGCTTAAGTTAAGTATATCCCCATCCCTCTTCTTTTGTTCATAAATTTTTCTCATATGGGAAGATAATTGTTGGATCTGACTATCTCCTATCCTAGCCCAGTTCCCCTGACCGTTAAACCATATCCCATCAAAGGCAGGCTCAAGAGCATCAATCTCTATAAGGTGCGAGTTAGAGCTGTTGCAAAACTCTGTATGAGCAGAGTAGTCTGTCACAATAACATGGCGACCGCAGGACATCATCTCCAACGCTTCAAGGTTCCAGCCTTCGGCGCGAGATGGAAAGACTCCACAGTCGGCCATACGCATTATATCGGCAACCTCAGTGTGAGACTTCACTCTTTCTAAGAATTTTATTTTATTTGCCATCTTACCGGACTTATACATCCTCTTCCACTCCCAGTCGTCATTCTCACTAAGGAATGGATTATGGTTCATCATCCAGAGTTCTACGTTGTCATCTAGATCAAAGGCTTGATTGAAAGCATCTGCCAACACATCATGACCCTTCCTTATCTCCCACTTTCCTATATTCAAAAAGACTGTAGTATCTGATTGTTGGGTTGGGGATTCGTAGAATACTTTTCTGTCTACGCCTAGAGGAGCGACCTTGACTCTAATATCATCGAAGTAATCACGCATTACATCATTCTTTCGGATGCTGTCTATGACTATTCCTGCCGCCCACTTCGAGCATGTAAAAATTGTATCTTGTTGGCTTAGGTGCCACAGCTCACGATCAGTG